CCGGGGCTGCTGCCACAGGATGAAGCGCACGCATACCAGACGGTTTTCAATTGGATGATCCAAAAGGATCGGGATGCCATCCGGCTGGATGCGGCGGGGTTGGTGGATGAAATGAACGCCCGTATCCCGGACGAGATGGAGCGGGATATGGAACTGGCGGCCCCGGAAATGTACGAACGCTATGAGCAATCGGGGGAGACGCTGGTTGATTTTTTGGACGCGATGGATGAGACTGAAGAAAACTCGTTATGGGAGGCGATCAATGCCAGGGCCGATCAACAGTACAAAGACACTCTTAGGGCAGATGTTAATGCGCGAGTTCAGGAACGGTGGGGCGAAAAAGGGATTACTACGCTGGACGAGCTTGAAGAATACCTCATCAAAGAAGGACACGACGATGAGCGAATCGGGATTATCCTCGCCGATTATTTCGAACCAGGAGTTGATGAAATAAATGAAGTCGTTCGAGATGAACGTGGAAATGTATTGTTTCAGAAACTGCATTTATACCATGGTACAAAGGATTCTGGTGATTGGAAACCGCATATTGGATTATGCTTGACCAAGGATTGTGATACGGCAGAATCTTATGCGGGAAAATATAAAAAAGGGAAAGTTATTGAGTTTTCTTTTCGGGATGATGATTTGAATATTGTGGAAGTGGATGGGTATGATCGGGATGAGGATTTTTCTCCAGGAGATGATGGTGTTTTTCCTGATGATGCAGACATTATTTATTTCGAAGATGAAGATATGGATGGGTATGAACATGTGACGTACCGCGTTGCTTCCAATAAAGCGCTGGAAGTGATACAAAACTCAATTCTTTCTGATGATGAACCAAATGTTTTGTTTCAGAAACTGGATGTGGAGAAATTTGCCCGGCAGAAGCTGAAGGAACTGATGGACCCGGAGCGGACGGAGTGGGGGGTGGAGCCGGTGCCCTGGCTGCCGCAGATCGCCATGAAATTTCTGACCAAGTTGGGGCCGGGGTCGCGGCTGTTTACCGCGCGGTATTCGGAGAAGGGGGCTCAGCTGGCGGAGAAGCTGTTGCATCTGTCGTTTTACCTGGGAAAGCATTGGGAGGGGCGCACGGGGGATGTGCCGCCGGTGGAGATTCGGGCCTATAAAAAAGTGAATCAGTATAACTCGGAAGGCAAGAAAGCCATGGTGGATGGCTTCGCGCAATATCGGGCGCGGGTGGCGGGCCAGGAAGTCCCGGATGAAGCGACACTGAGCGCGATCCTCAAGTACAAGATCGGGGATTACTTTGGCCAGGCGATTGGGCGGAAGCAGGATGTACTGGACTATGAGCAGTACAAGCGTTTAGTGTACGAAGCCTGGGGCGGGGCGGATACTGGGATCCCGGAGGTGCAGAAGGCGGCGGCGGCGGTGCGTGATGTGATGTCGCGGGTTCGCCGGGAACTGATCGAGGCGGGTTTGCTGAAAGAAGAGATGACCAAGGAAGGGCACCGACCCCGGCAGTACCTGCCCATGGCCATCGAGCGTTATGGCAGCGATTTCCGGAAGATTCTGCAACAGCAGATATCCTTGGGCATGGTAGCGGATGGGGTGAAGGATTTATCCACGTTGGTCAACGACATGACCAGTACCTATACCGGGCACCTGTGGTATGAGGTGACGCCGGAAAAGGAACTGGAGGATGTGCTGCGGCGGCGGAAACAATTGCGGCTGGAACGGGATGCCTTGGTGGGGGCAGACGACTACAAAAACAATAAAGAAAAACAGAAGCGGGTGAAGAAAATCTATGACGATCTGGTGAAGATCGACGATGAGAAATCGAAATTTCTGCGGCACCGGGGGCTGCTGTTTGATGATTCGGTATTGCTGAATGTGGACATCGCCCACGCGGATGGGACTACGACCAAGGTGGATTTTATCGAGACGGACCCGGAGCGCATTTTTGAATCGTACCTCAAGACTGTGATCCCGGACTTGGAGTTGAAGCGGCAGTTTGGTTCGATCGATCTGCTGGACCAGTTGGAAGAGGTGCTGGAAGACTATGAAGCGAAGATCAGCGAGGCCACCGGGGACACGCGCGCGCTGGAAAAAGAAAAGCGCGATGTGCTGCGGGATTTGGTGATTGTGCGGGATCGGATACGGGGGACGGATAACCGGCCGGAAGACCCAAGAAACCCGTTTCGGCGCTTTACCAATGCACTTGTGAAACTAAACAGCACGATTTACCTAGGGAACGTTCTGCTGGCTTCGTTCGCGGATCCGGCGCGGGTGGTGATGCGCTACGGCTTCCAGCCCTTTGCCAAGAACCTGCGCGCCTTGACACAGGACAAGGCGCTATGGAAAGAGTTCAGCGGCTGGGAGCGGACGATCGGCGCGGGAACGGATGTGGTGTCGGCCATGAGTCAGCGATACCTGGAACTTGCGGATAGCCGGGAACACCTGCGCGGGGACAGCTGGGTGGAGCGCAAGATTGACAAACTGTTCGATAACTTTGGTTTGGTCTCGGGCCTGGAGCCTTGGACCAGTTTTGGGAAACGGTTCACGGGGCTGGTATCCAGCCATTTTATCCTGGACCGGGCGCGCATCATGGCCAAGGCGGTGCAGGAAGGCAAGGCCACCTTGCAGACGGATGGTACTGCGAAGGGCACCGTAGCGGTATCGCGTAAGGATATCCAGCAACTGGCGCAGATGGGGCTGGACGCGCGAAGCCTGGTGGCCATCGCGGAGCAGTTCGAGAAGCATGGGGACAAGGGGAACCCGGATCTTTGGTTGCCTCGGACGGAACTGTGGGACAATCCGGGGATCAAGGAACGGTTTGAGTCTTCGATCATTCAGGAAATGAATAACGTGATCATCACGCCGACGATCGGCGACCGGCCCAGGGCGGCTTCCTCGCCTTGGGGATCGGTGATTTTCCAGTTTAAATCCTTCGGGCTTGCCGCCCAGCAAAAGATGATTCTGGCTGGGCTGCAACAGCGGGATCAAAAGATACTGAGCGGGATTCTGGCTTCGCTCTTTTTTGGGGCGCTGGGGTATACGGCCAAGCAGGTGGTGCGCGGTAAGGACCTGGAAGGGGACCCGGACGCGCTGCTGATGGAGGCGATCGATAACAGCGGGGTGCTGGGGCTGTTCGCGGACTTGAACGGCATTATGGAAGTGGTATCGAGGGGGCGGCTGGGGCTTCACCCGATGGTGAGCGAAGGCACGATGGCCCGGTTTACCGGGCGGGACGTGATCGACGTGATCGCGGGGCCTTCGGGCAGCACGGTGAAGAACCTGGCCAACGTGATTGGCGGCGCGATTACCTTTGACGTAACGGACCAGACGTTGTACTCGTTGCAGAAGATCACGCCGTACAGCCAACTATGGTACATCCGGCGGCTATCGGACCTGCTGCGCGAAGCGGCGAGCGAGGCGGTGACAGAATGATTGGATATGGATCTTGTGACTGGAATTTATTTCGGGTGAATGATTCATCCGGAGAGGTTGGGCACGTTGGACCGGCGGCGGAAGACAACCGCAGGCTGGAGCCACGCAACGAACGGGGACAGATTGGGCAAATATACCGCCAAGAGAAGGAAGGGGGCCTGTGGGGCTGGAAAATTTCAGCCGACCGAGAGGCCGTCTACCCTGAAATAAATGCCGTGGTGGGCACGGACGGCGGTATTTTTTTTGTGCACGAAACTGAGATTGCGGTGGATTACCCGCTGATCACGGATCAGGTGGATCGGAACGGGGAAACGTACTCGACACTGGGCGCGGGGCAAAGCAAACAGCGGCTGCTGATCCCCTTGGACAATGACATCTTCGACGCGTTGCTGGTGGAGTGCCACGCGGTGACGCTGCCCAGTTGGGCCATCGCCTTCGAAGGCGCGGACGAACTGTTGGATTTTATTGTGGAGACAGAGATGAGGCGGAGGGGGTTTGCGGAGATCACCCTGAGCGAGGCGATGGTCAAGCAGGATATTACGACTTGGGAAACGAACCTGGTGGTATTGCTGTGGCTGCGGGGGGTATCGCAGATCCTGTATGGGTACCGGGGGGAGACCGCGATCCCCTTGCTGAAGGGGAAGTTCGAGCATGTGGGTGCCGGGGTGCTGGGGCTGAAGTAAGTAGACTGCTTAAGTATACTGGATTTTCACTTTATTTTATTTCAGGTGTAAGTGATTGTTTTTGTGGGGTTTAAGTAAAGCCATCGGAGGGACTTGAACCCTCGACCTACGGTTTACGAATTCTTTAACTGGGTTTTTGTTGTGGAAATTGTAGTATTTTAAAAACTTGATTTGATTTGGCTTAGAGTTATTTTTGCTTGGGTCTCTTGATTTTAATTTGGGGGGCGCGGTAACCTGATAAGTATAAATTCAAGTATACTTTTCGAGGTGATTTTATGCGCCGTCTACCGTATGGGGCCTTGGTTTTAAGGCCCCGTTCCGCGTATTGGTACTGGCAGTTTATCGACCCGATCAAGCGGTACCAGTGTTACAAATCCACCGGGGAAAAGGACCGGGCCCGGGCTTGGGAAGTGGCCAAGACCTGGGCCTTGGATCTGCTGGTGGAGATGAAATCCAAGCCTGCCCACTATTCTTCCATCCATCTGCGCACGGTCGCGCAGGAACTCATCGATGAAAAAAAACAGAGCATGAAGCGGCGCTCGCTGCATAGCCTGGTCAGCCATCTTTATGGCGAGGGGATGATCCTTGCTTATTTTGGGCTGGACAAGCATCCGGCGGAAATTCGGACGCGGCATATCCGCGAGTTCAAGGAGTATCTGCTTTCGGGGACGCCGGAGCGTAAAGCGTTATCCGGGCGCACGGTGAATAATATTCTGTCTAGCCTTTCGCAACTCTTACACTTCGCGGCGGAGATGGAGTATATCGATTCGGTGCCGCTGGTGAAGCGGGCGCGGGAGGACCGGGGGACCAAGGCGATCTTGATCACGGACGCGCAGTATTGGGATTTGGTCATTCGGGCAAGCCATTTGTCGTGGGACCTGGTTACCTTGCTGGTGCTGGCGCGGTGCTCGCTGATGCGGAGCGGGGAGATTTGCCGGATGTGCTGGGAGCATATCGATTGGGAGAGCGGGTGGATCGCGGTGCCGGACCAGAAGAACCGCACGGATATGCGCGCGCCGATCCTGGGGAGCCAGGCCATTCTGCGGGCGGGGCGGCGGGAGGAGGGGAAGGTGGTGCGGTGGAACGGGCGTTGTGTGCGCTCGCTGCGGGATGAGTGGGCCGCGGTGAAGGCCTGGGCTGGGCTGGACGCGCGGCTGCGGCTGCATGATCTGATCCATCTGGGGGTATCGGTGCTGGAGAATAGCGGGCGGTTTTCGCCGGCGGAACTTTCGCTACTGAAGCGGCATAAGTATATTGCCAGCACAAACCACTACAAACATGCTTGGGCGGAGACGGTTTTGGCAAAAGCAAAAGGGGTTTGATCTCGGGAGAGGCCAAGGGGGGCAGGACTGGAAGGGGTGATCAGTCCTGCCCCGGAGCGGCCAGGGATGGGTGTATGTCGTCGAGTTTTGATAATATTATAATGATTTTTTGGTGGGTGCAAGCCATCGGCGTTCGGGACCTGCGGATTTCTGATCCGTTGGGCCGGCGCAATGAAAGACCAGGCCCTTGACGATGAGAGCCTGGACCGCCTTGGTTACATCGCCCCGGTCGATGCCCAGGGCGGATGCGATCTCGTATGTATAGGTAGGCGACCTGGCGCGGATGTAGGCCAGGATTTTTTCCTGGGTGGGTCCGAGGTTGAATTTCCTCCTCGGCCTTGCGCCTCCCATTAGAACACCCCCTCTGTTCCCTCGGCCAGATTGCCGAGCATTTCATCTGCCTTTTCCGGTGAGATGATCCCACCGCAAACTGAAATACCTACTCTATCCACTGCCCAGGTCATCACCTCATCCCAGGTGAGTGGATCGTAAAAAGTTCCCCCGATGTGTTTACTCATCCCCGGGATGGATGCGTCCAAAATCTTGCCATCCTCGCTGAGTTTCGTCGAAAACCCCGCACCATCCAGAACTCCCTGTACCATGGCCAAATCCGCCTTGGCGTAGGAAGTTCTTACGTCCGAGAATTCCTGGCCGTAAAAGTACAGGCGCAGGATATCGTTCGTTCCTGTTCTCTCTACTGCGTATGCCATTTTCTTTCTCCTTTAATTTTTGATTTTCACCCCATCTCTCGGATGAGTCCGGGGAGAGAGGCCCAGTTGCCTGGGTCCCTCCCTGGATGGTTATTGGTTTTCTTTGAGGATCTGGTTGACCGCATCCTCCGCGAAGGGGCAGGCGGTGAGGAGGCGGTAGCCCTCGGCTTGGGTTAGGGGGTCGCGGGACTGGAGCCGGGAGGCGATCATCTGGGCCACCTGCTGGATGGCGGCTTGGGCTTTGGCTTCTTGACTGGCTGGGGTGGTTGTGGTAGGATTCATTTTGTTCTCCTTCTGCGTTATCTTGAGTTCGCGTGATAGGTAATCGTTGGAGACTCGGCGGGGGAGTCGCTTCCCCCGCCTCCGCATCCCATCTTAGACTATCTCGTCTAACTCTCCAGACTCTCTCAATTCCGCCATTACTTCCTTGCTCACATCCCAACGCTCAATCGCGTTGTATCCAGAGTCGTCGATCGAATCCTCTTCGCTAGGCCACAGGATGCAATCGCCATCAAGTTCATTAAGCCACAGGTATGCGTTTTCTCCGGCATCTTTTTTCGCGGTGATGATGGTGTTGGTCAGTTCGTTCATTTTCGTTCTCCTTTTGGGTGGGGCCGGTTGGTGTGGCCCGTTTTGTTTTTTAATATGATCATATTCTACAACTAGATTCCCATCTAGTCAAGAGGTTTTTTCACTTTTTTTTAATTTTTTTTCGGGGGTTTTTCTTGGGATTTATTCTTGTATAGCAATGATTATGCCAATGTATAAAACAATTATCATGCCAATACTACAAACAATTATTATGCCATGTTTCGGGGGAATAGCGGGGTATTTTTTTGGGGTGGGGTGTGCGATGCTTTGCTATTTCGGAGGAATATTGTGGAATTTTCTACACGCATCGCACCGGATGACGGGAGCGGCCTAGAGGGTACGCTATTGGTTTGGGTTCTGCTTGATGAGGCCAGCATGGCCAGCGGGGATAAGGAGGTTATCTTGGGGATTGTCCATGAATTGGATGAATGAATGTGGGCCCCTCTCAGTCTTGGGAGGGGCCGGATTCAAATTTTTCTAATTGATCTATCTCTGATTTCATCCATCTGTATTCTTCTTCGGTGCGTGGTGATAGTTCCCAGAGATGCTCGCGTATGAAATATCTGTATGCGATGACGGTTTTATGAAGGTACGCGATATAACTATTTTGTGATTTTATTTCTTTTTCCAAGGCTATTTTTTCTGGATCAATATCCATAGATTTCATGGCCATTTCGTAGAATTGTTTTTTTTCCATGTAATTTTGCATGAGATAACAAGCGAAATAATACCCGAATATGGCGCCGATTATTATACCTATGATGAATCCCATTCTATTCCCTCCTTATGATTTTGAGTTTTTTCCCTAGGTCGATGAAGCCTGGGGGTTGGTTTTGCCTTTTGATGATCCGCGGCTTTTGGGTCTGGGGGTCGTAGCCGATGATCAAATCGTCCTCCGTGGTTTTGGCTGGGTCCTCCAAGCAGATCAGTTCGCTGCCGAAGGGGATACCCAGGTTGGCGTACTCGGCGGTATCCATGTAGATAAACTTGTACTTGTGGGCCGGGCTGGGGCCGGTGGCGCCGATCCTCACCCCGAGAAGGTGGGAGGTTTCCCACGATTCGCGGATTCCGGTGAAGGAGTGGACGAAAGAGAAGAGGGTAGCATCGATGCGCGGGAAGTCCTGGGCAGGTGGGGCCTCTTCTTTTTTCGCTTGACCTGGTCCTTTCAGAAACTCTTGGTAATCGATTCCTAATTTTTCTGATATTAACCTGAGTGACGAACTATGTGGTGTTGACCGTCCGCAAACCCATCGGTTTACGGTTTGATGACTAAATCCTATCTCTTCCGCAAAACTTTCTTGAGTTTTTCCTAAAAATTTTATCCATTTAAGTATAAGAGAATCAACTTGTTTTATCATATGTCCTAAATTTTTTCTGGATTTGTCTAAATTGTCTATTGACAGGCCATGAACAACTTATTAAAGTTATGGACATAAAGTAAACATAAAGTAACCGATGGAGACTCAAGATGAACATTAAAGAATTCTTGTACCTGGAGCGAATGAAAAGGGGTCTCTCGCAAAACGAACTGTCGAAAAAGGCTAATTTATCTATCCGAACTGTATCCCGTATTGAAAATGGTCACTCAGCGGGTCCAAAAGCGATTCGATCTATTCTGAACGCTTTTGGTATGGATAGCTTGCCAGATCATTATCAAAATCAGGACATTCGATAGGCATTCAATAAACATTACGGTATTTAAGGTTAACCGATAGAACAAAGCAAAGGCCGATGCTGGCCTTGGGAGACAGAAATGGTCTATAAGTTAAGCGAGTTGAATATCCGCATTTGTGACGCGATCTCTGGGGTGGAGTTTGCCAAGTGCGAGAATGTGAGCGAGCCGTACATTACCCGGTGTAAGCAGACCGGGAACGGAAGTCTGCGGAAGGTGCTGAAGATCTTTGAGCGGATCCGCTTTGCGGCTCAGGTGGAGCATGTGATCAGCCGGAGCCAGGCCAATGAACTGATCCGGGATATCTGTGACGCGATCTGCGGGGCGGATGACCGGGTGAGTGTGCCGATCCCGCAGGAGCCGGAGCAGTCGTTTGCCTGCACGGTGCGGGGGATGCAGGCGATCACGCAGGAGTTTAGCCGATATCTCGATGAGATCGCCATCAGCATCAATGAAGCCTCGGAAGAAGGCAGCGCTTTTTCGGCCAAGGAGTTCGAGAAGATCGAATACACCGGGCGCAGGCTGATCGAAAAAATTATGGCGTTCAACAGTTACGTCGCGGAAACCCGGATTAAAGGGTAATTTCTGCGGCGTTTTTTCTATTTGATATGAGAATCGAAGCGGAAGAACTACTCAGCCCCTTGGATGTGATGCGCCTGGCGCAATGCACCCATAACAAGGCGATCCGGCTCATGAAAGAGATCGGGCCTTGCCTGTACGTACACGACATGTACGAGCAGGGGAAGCGGTATGTGCCCCGCATTCGCACTCAGGACTGGAATACCTACCTTCGACAGCAGATGGACCTGGCAAAGCGCCCCCGGCAACCCCGCACCAAGCCGAACGAATGGGCAGCAGAAGAATTGAAACGAGAACGAGAGCACATCAAAAGACGAATCAAGGAGAGACCATGACGATTGAACTGGCTACACCCCAGGAAGCCCCGCAGGAAACCCGGCGAAAGGTCAAAGGCCGCGAAGGCATGACCAAGAAAACGGTCTGGCTGAAGACCGAGCATCTCGCCTATCTGGAAGCCAAGAGCCGGGAGGAGTTCCGGCCGCTGGAATACCAACTCGAGATGATCGTAGCCGAGGCATTCGACCGGCTGATCCAAGAAAAAAGCAAACCACAACAGCATCAACAGGCACACGCAATTCGATAACCTCCTTTTCTTGCGCCGTCCTGGAACACGGGGACGGCGGCTTTTTAAGCCCCACCAAAACTGGCGAGCCTCAAAAAGCCTATAGGATGTACGACATGATTAATTTTCAGCAAGTATATGAACGTTTGCGAGATGTTGAGCGGGAGTTTGTCAATCGTGACGAACTGATTGATCTGCTTGGATTATCGAAATCGCATATCCTCGAATTTTGTAACGGGATCGGCTTTCCTAAACCACACCATTGCATTCAACGTAAACATTATTATATCTTTGACGAAGTGAAACTTTACACCCGGCAAAGGGCACAAAAACCACATGACAGCATACGTCTTACCAACTATAGAAGGCTTTGCTTTTATAACACCCATTTAAAGGAAAAGTCTGGTTACCTTGGCGCTAATAGCATATTGCTATGGACCTATGGAACAGAAAAAAGCACCCTGCTTGAACTGGCTATACGGGCGTATGACCTAATGATCTTATACTTTGGTGTAAACCGACAACGTCTTGATGGATTGATTGCCAAATGGAGAGAAGAGAAGACCCCTGAAAGACGGATATGGGAGCGTTTGATTTGGTATGGAAAACAATACTCATCTATCAAAAAGAGACGCATGGCCAATTATAAGAAAGTTTTTGATTGGGAAGATACAGAAACTTTACACGTTCTGTGTAATTTATATGACATCCATGAAAATGAAAAACGTCTTGTACGAAAAGGAGATTATCATGCTAATCCATAAGGCTAGAGAAGTGGCACAAATCTTTGGACAAAAGATCAGAGGGAACGAACCGAATGAATTGGTATGCTTTTATACGGACAGCAAGATTTCGATTCTCTCAAACTATTTTGATTACAAAACAACAATTTATACCAATGAAAAGTACCGACAAACCAAACTGAAATGCGATGAAAAAAGAAGAATTGAATTGCTTGAGGCGGGAGATTGGATACAGCACGTTGAAAGTCTTTATCAAAAAAGCATGGCTTTGGTTGAGAACAGACAAAAACTTTTGGGGAAAGAATTATGAAGGACTTGCCCTATAACTTAGACGCCGAACGTGCTGTGATCGGTGCATGTATTCGTGACAATGCTGCTATCGCAACAGCTGCTGAATACTTGGTGGAACGTTCGTTTTACCAGCCAATCTATCAAAAGTTCTGGAAATACATTACCGATTTATCTAACGATCGAGACCAGGTGGATTTTGTAACTCTTGGGGAATGCCTTCGCAAGAACAACGAGCTAAATGATACCCATATAAACGAACTGCGGATTTGTGTGGAGTCGGTTATCACTTCGGTCAATGTTGAGTACCATGCCCGCATTGTGGCCGATAACGCTACCAGACGGGATATTATTCGAAACTGCACCGAGACTATTACCAAGGCAAAAAAAGATGGTGAGATCGATAACTTGATGGCTGAAGCACTGAGCCAAGCGCTTAAGTTGCAAAGCCCAAAGAAAAATAAGGGATTGAAATCGATTCAATCATGTTGTGATGAAGCCTTGGAAAGGATACAAGAACGTATTAAACGGAAAGCGGAAGGAATATCCTGGCGTGATATTCAAACAGGGATCGGCGGATGGGATTATAAAACTGGTGGAGTTGACGCGGGAGATTTGGTTGTTATCGCAGCGAGACCCAGTGAAGGGAAGACGATCCTTGGATTTCAACTCGCAGAGCATATTGGAAAGACCCTGCCAGTGGCTTATTTTTCGCTTGAGATGGACGCTTGGCGTTTTGTCGAGCGCTTCATCACTGGAGACGCAAACATCAACAGCAGAGAAGGCGCAAGCATTTTACTGAGGCTTGCACATGAATTGAGTCAACGCAACATATACCTCGACGACACCCCAGGGAATACCATCGAAAACATCCATTGGCAATGTATGAGGCTGAAACTGGAACATGGCAAACTTGGCGGCATCATCATTGATTACCTTACCCTCCTGAATACCACTAAGAAATTCTTTGGGCTTCGTGAAGTAATTACCTATTTATCCAATCAAACAAAATGTTTGGCGCGGGAGATGGAATGTCCTGTATTTTTGCTGGCACAATTGAATCGAGAAAGTGAAAAGCAGAAACGCAAACCTGCAATTACGGATATCAGGGAAAGTGGTGCTGTGGAACAGGATGCTGATTTGATTGTTTTACTGCACAGAGACGAAAACGTTAGAAGAGGAGAGACAGGCCCGCGGGAGTTATTATTTGAGAAAAACAGAAATGGACCAACATTTACTTTACCCATGATTTATTCTTCTGCAAAACGTAGATTTGAGGATGATGAACCACCATTTTGAGCGCGGGAGATTGGGATGCCAGATATCAGAATTTCTTCAACATTTTTTAATCACAAAAAAACGCTCAATCTGATCCGTGAATGTGATTACAAGGGGGCGATTTGTCTCATTCGCTTGTGGAATTACACCGCTGAACATTACCCTGATGGCGACTTATCTAGGATGAACGAAGAAGAGATTGAGATTGCTTCTGGATGGATTGTTTTTGTGGATGGACAGACTTTTGGAGGCGAGCCTGGCAAATTTTATCGAACGATCACTAGCGAAAAGAGCAAGTTCCTTGATGTGGATAAAGATTATAACATTATAATGATTCACGATTGGATTGAACACCAGCCTTGGATTATCGATTCGAAGAAAAGATCAAACCAGGCTAAAGAAGCAGCCAAGGCAAGATGGAATCGATTTACAAAAGTTGAACAGAATGAAGAAGTTAATGCAGAACCATGCAGGAGCAATGCGGCAGCAATGCGCGAGCATGAAGAAGAACATGCGAAGGGCAATGCTCCGAGCAATGCCCGTACCGTACCGTACCGTACCGTATCTAATAAATTAGAGAGAGAGAGCGTACGCATGCGAGATGGTTCGGTAGAAGACTTTGACTTTAGTGTTTTCGAAGAGGCTGAATTGGTTGAGAAAGTCTTTCGATCATCTCAGCCAAGGAACATGAATCAGTTTTACGATGCGGTTACGAAATGTCAGGAACGATTCAAGCCACCTGTGTGGAAATCTGCATTCGAGAAATTTACACTGGCATCCAAGGCTTACTCGATGAAAGCATTGCTGGATATTTGTGAAGAAGAAAATCAAAAGCAAAGTAACAAAGAACCGCAAAAAGAAACCAGACTGGAATATTTAATACAAGAGACTGTCAAACGCATAACAGGAAATATTAAACGTAATGAACTGAATGCAGTATTCAAACGCATTGGAGCAACTGATGATGAGATTATGATGTTAATGCAAAGTAAATTAATCCTGAACAAGTTGGATCATGGGTAGAGGAATGTCAATCATTGCTTTTAATATAATTCGAAATCGAACCATAATTTTCTTTGTCTTTTATTCTTTACAAGGCTTGTTGACTGAGCAGAACAGCACCCAACAGAACGTTTGGCTTGGCACCCCCGGAGGTGGCGGCGGGAAAATCGGGGACCAACGTACCGGGCTTGTGCCAGTGAACAGGATCGCTCAGGAACCTTCTTTGGCGGGGGGGTATATCCCGGTTTTCACGACGACGCCGAAGGGGGGAACGTTGGCCTTGGAGAAATATTTTTGGGGTTTAAACATTGAACCTGGCGATTTAATTGGCCTGATTTCATTGGGGATTTGGAGCTTTTCAGCAGGGGGTGTACTTCATTCGTTTTGAAGTGATGGGAAGTTAAGTTGAGTAATTCAAGGGGTTAGCTAACGCGCGCTCCCCGGCCGGGGCTGAAGTTTTTGAAGTGGACCCGTTTTTTTGGGGGTTTTGTGTAAATCTCCGGGGCCGGTTGGGTATCTCTCCAGGCGGGATAATTTGGGCTAACCGGCGGGGCATGGGGGCCAGGTCCCCGCGGGGATGGCGGGCTAACCGGCGCGGGGGGATGACCCTTTTCGTGACGCAACGAAGAAGGTCCGGTGGTGCTCTCCCGGGCTAACCGGCGGGGTTGGTGAGAGATCATTTTCGTGACGCCAGGAAAATGATCTGAGGCTCATGGGCGCTGGGTGCAGGGGCCAGGATCAGGGTGGCCATGGACGCGGGGAAAAGGCTTGGCAAGGCCACAGGGGCTTCTTGTGCCAGGCGGACCAAGGAAGGAAAGGCAATGAGCATCAACACGGTGTTTTTGATCGGGCGGCTAACGCGGGACCCGGAAAGCAAGTATACCAGCAGCGGGATCCAGGTGACTTCTTTTCCGCTGGCGGTCGACCGGGCGTACCGCAACGCCCAAGGCGAGGTGGACACGGATTTTTTATTTTGCGTGGCATGGCGCAAGTTGGCCCAACTGGTGCTAGATTTTTGCGTAAAAGGCAAGCAGGTGGCGGTGGTGGGGCATTTGGAGCAGCAGCGTTGGCTTAACCAGGCCGGGGAATACCGCTCTCAGGTTGTGGTGGTGTGTGACAAGGTGGAATTTTTGGCGAACCCGCGCGCCTGTGATGGCGGTGGCGTGGGTGCAGTGCATGACGGGCATGACAGGGCAGCCCACGCCGATGCGGGCGCGGGTGGCCAGGAGCAAAACATAGACGGGCAGGACTCGCACTTTGACGACGATCTCCCATTTTGAGGTGAATGATGAGCCAGTTTGAGATTTATCCAACGACCGACAAGGGAAAAAAATTCGCGGCGTTTGCTTGCGAGGTGGTGGAGCATATCGAGACCTACGCTTGCAAGCAATACGGGGACACGCAAGAAAACGACCTGATCAGCCGGATGACTCCGGAAAAGATCCAAGGCAAGTTGGAAGCCTATGTGGCGCGGATCGGCAGTAACGCGCGCGGGAAGGCGGAAGCAAAGCGCGATTGCCTGAAGATTGCCCACTATGCGCAGTTGCTGCTGGATAAATATGAGCAGGAAGAAGGTGGCCATGACTAACGAATACAACAAAGCAATGGCCGAAAAATACGCCAAGATCAACGCCAAATTGAAGCCCTGTCCGTTTTGCGGCGTGGTGGCAAAGATGTGGCAAGACCCGATGGGCCATGCTCGGCAAAAAATCGAGTGTGGGAAATGTGGTATTGGGACGCTGTGGCAGCGTAATCAAAGGGCGCTTGTAAGGAAGTGGAACAAGAGGGTGGAATTGAAAGAGGAGACTGAATCATGCGAAATAATCGAGATATCCCTAGATTGCAAGAATTATAAATTAAAGCCCTGCCCGTTTTGTGGTGGAGAGGCGAAGATGTGGCAAGACATGTATCTGACAGCACTCAAAAAGGTAGAATGCAGTGGGTGTGGTGCTCGTACGTTTTGGGAAGTTTTTAATGAGAATTTACTTGCAGAAAACTGGAATAAACTATAAGAAGATGATGGAGATTGAATCATGACCGAACCACAGAATTACCCAAGGAAATTAGAGGTTGTACACAGATCATCCGACATATACCGCCTGAAAGTACCAGGCGGCTGGCTTGTCTTGCTATTTGGCACGCAAGAAGGATCAGCGCTTTTTATACCAGACCCGAACCACGAGTGGGTGTTGGAGGATGAATAATGACAATTAAAGAACTAATCAAAAAGTTACAAGAGTACAACACGGATGCAGAGGTGATGGTGAATCATGAAATATCCAACATACAACAATAAAAAACTCACGGTGAAAGAAAGACAACTGTTCGACGAACTGTACAAGCAGTTTCGCAATGAAATTATAATGGTGCTAAACGTAGATGCCGCTGCATATAACTGTGCCTTTGATGCGATCATAGAGATAAAGAAAAGAGAGGAGATTAAATCATGACCGACAAACTAAACCAACCAACAAACCAGCATTCGCAAGCACCGGACTACGGGGAGCCGTGGCACGAAGTGGTTTGGCTAAATTTGAAGGAGCCATCTAAAGATGTTCGCGGAAAAGAGATCGCGGCCAGAGATGGAGAACAAGTAGCAATCCTACATCATGCTAGAGAGCGGTTATTTCTGCACCGCATCATCGCCTGTGTAAACGCTTGTGCGGGGCTTGGCAATGAGGAGTTGAAAAATCCGTTGATCAGCGTTGGGGTGTTGCGAAATGCTTTGCAGGCTCTGGGCAGAGAGCAGACGGCGCGGGAGAAGCCGGGGTTTGAGGAAGAATTTGAGCATGAATTACCGGTAGAACCTGGGTTTTGCTCGATCTCGATCGATGCCAAGGACATGAGCAAGCATGTGAAGGCCGGGGCTTTGTACAAGATCGTTGAGGCGCTGGCTAAGGAATGGGATCGCGGTTGCCACTTCTCGGAACTTGGAGAAGAAGCCCACCACCTGATCAATGAAATCTATTGGATGGATCGAAAGAAGCGATGAGGCGGTGGGGTGGTTTTTTGCGTTCGGCTCTAAACTTTGGGCGGATGCGGTTATGATGTCTTTATTCGGCGAACTTGTTGGGTGAAAATGAATAGAAAAACCTTTTTGTCTCTTGTTTTCCTCCCATTCCTACTCGGCTGCTCTTTGACGGCGGTGGCTGAGCAGGATTTTTCTTTTTTTCCGCCCCGGGTGGAGGTGCGTGAGTTTGATCCGGCTGGGGTCGCGGATGACTGGTGGGTGGCAGGTATTGCGAACGCGCCGATTTTACAGGTGACGCCCCCAGTGGATGTGTTGCCCCCTGTGGAAGGGTATGGGTATGGGGCGATCATTCGTGGGTCCACAGGGCCGCTGTACATTCAGAACGTAACGGAGTGGGCGGTGGTTTGGCCGGTGCAGGCTGGGGATTTACCCATCGAGATTTCCGGGGAAGGGATCATCCAGGTTACGCACACGGTTGAGGACGCCACGGCCTACTGGGTGATTGGAGCCACAGAGCCGACCCCAGCGCCTACGGTGACACCTCAGCCAACTCATCGTTACTATGCGGATGGGGATATCAATATCTCTCATATTGCGAATGATGTCACGTTTACCGTGCAGTTTGAGACACCATTACCAACGCCGACGCCAGTTATGGTTGAGGGTTCTGGGATCGCTGATGTGGTTCAGTTCGTTACCGGGTGGACTGTCCATGTAGAGAACCCAACACCGGTCCCCACAGACACTCCAAGCCCCACGGCTACGAACACGCCTACTGCTACTGAAACGCCATTTCCAACACATACGCCAACAAACACCCCATCTGAAACCCCGATCCCGACAGAGACGCCAATCCCAACAGACACGCCATTTGCAATAGAAGGTGGGAGCGGGATTGACGTTGTACAATCCGTGACGGGATGGAATGTTGCGGCACATACGCCGACGGTCACGCCTACTGCCACGAACACACCCACCGTCACGCCTACTCCAACATTTACCCCAACTTTCACCCCGTTTGTGGTTTCGGCGGGCAATGGAGGGGACGATGATACTCTGCTTTATGTGGCGGGGACGGATGTAAACGAGACAACCCGGGCGATTAATCTCACTGACGCCTGGAATACGCCATCCAGCCCAAACGACTTTGATCCATTGCTTTTCATTTATCGGGATGCCATGCTGCGCAAGGCGTATAGCAGTTATTTCACATTCGAGGACGACAGAAATGCGCCGGTCCTCATGTTGCACAATGACTTTTTTCTCAATCTGAACCGGGTCAATGAATTGGATCATGGCTGGTTTTACATCCAGTCTGGAGACCCTCCACATACGATAGCCAGTTTTTCCAAGACCGGGTTGAGCATTTATGGGGAGACTGGTGGGTACACCAACAAGATTGTGGATTTTTATCAGTACCCGGGGGAACATAAGATTGCCGAGTTTGGTCCGGAGACTCAGGTTGATTTTTACCATGCCCCGGTATGGATCAGTCATCCAAATCCGCCAGCGGTCCCGGCTTTTGAATTGGGGCAGAACGTCTATTTCCCCTGGGACGAGATCGCCAACAACGTAATCATTACTGGGGAGTCTCCCATCCAGGTTGCGAAAGAAACCGTTGACGACATAACAACAACTTTTACTATTTCCGTGTTGACTCCAACCCCGCTGGCAATTCACACGGTCGGACATATCATGGCGGATTGGGAAGTGGATGGGGTTACGTTAACGGTCCCCACGCCTGCGCCTTCTCCAATTGTCGAGGCTTCCGGGGTTGGAATCCAGGTAAACTTGATCACTGGTGGGTATCAGATTGAATCTCTATGGGAAGATGAGGTCGCTTCTGTTACTGCAGAGCACGGGAGCCTGCTTGGCCTTGGGGATGATGATCACTCTCAGTATGTCCACGTGAGCGTTCACCGAGACATTACGGCAGTTCATTCCTTCGATCCAATCAGTCCTGGCCCTCCATTTACCCTTGGAGTCAATGCAGAAGATCAGATTGTAAACGGGCTCAACTCAGATGAGTGGAATGATTGGGATGATCTGTATGTGATTGGTGCCGGGGAGCGAGTTACCACGGTTACCAGTGTTGTTGTCAACATTTTTACCCCGGTGCCCACAGCAACCGCCAAGCCTACACCAACCCCATTTGTGGTTGAGGGGAAAGGTTCTGTTACGATCATTCAGTCAGTAACTGGGTTTAATGTTGACGTGCCAACACCTGTCCCAACTGCCACTGGAAAGCCTGACCCAACGCCCCAGAGCACCAGCACGCCCATGGCTACACCGACCCCGGCGTTTACGGCAACCCCACAGGATACCGCAACCCCAGCAAGTACGGCTACACCAGCAAACACACCGACACCAGCCAACACGCCTACGGTTGTTCCGAGCAGCACCCCGCAGCCAACCGCAACCCCTGGGGTTTATACCAATACTGTAATTGGGGATGGTGAGAATAGCGATTATGTTTGGTACAACGATCAGATTGGACGCTGGCCGATCATCCAGGTTCGTCAAAGCACCCCGCCTTATGCCAGTGTGTACTGCAACATTGTGAGCCCGACGACTGGAGAATTCCATTTTTACTTTGGGGAGCGAGTCCCTTATGGGCATTACACAATCAACGCTCTGAAGGCAGATTTTACTGGAAGCACATCAACATTCGAGCATGGCCTTGGGACGTTTGACCTTGCGTATGCGGTTTGGGATACTGTAACTGGGGCACACCAATTCGCAGCAGCGCAGACATTTAGTGCAGACGAGTTCCAAGTTCCTGGGTTACAGGAAAACAGTGTTGTTTCTGTGGTTGCCCTTGATAGTTATCAAGTTTTAACCGGAACAAGTTCCACCCAGATGATCACGACCGGAGCAGGGACAAAGAACCTGATTGTCTCTTTGCACAGCACCATCCTGCTCACTGGGATGACTATCCATTACCAGCCTTTGGCGGCTTATGAGTTCTTGGATGAGGACTTCTTCAATCTGCACACTGCGAACCCTCTTCCCTATGCTCGATGGACGGTTGCCTGGAAACCGGTCCAAGGAACGAGCATAAATTACTTCTACTATCACAAAGTTGGAGAAGACCTGCTGACAGCAGAGAATCCCTACGACACGATTGAATACATTGCTGGACCTGGGATTATCTTGGAAGCAAGTACGGAAGCGGACACGATTACGATCAGCGCAATCTCACCAACACCTCAAGAGATTCCGACTTACGTACAGCCTACACCGATGGCTACGCCAACGCCTTTTGTGTATGCGAGTCCGACACCGGCGTTCACAGCAACTCCGCAGGAGATTCCTACGTATGCGCAACCAACCCCGCAACCAACGCTTGCGATCACAAGCAGTGATGGAAGTATCGACATAACGCCGGTGTCTGGTGGGTACAACTTGCTAGTGGTTACGCCAACCCCACAGAGTATTGGAGGTGGAGGGGACGACAACATCTGGCTTCCAACACCTGATCCGGATGGGAATGAGTGGCGCAACGAGGAACCAAACTATGCCTATGCCCCAATTAGTTTTTATGCTGCCTTGTTTGGATATTATGGGACAGAGGATTGGGTGGCAAACCTTGAGCCTTTGATCATATTGGATCAGTGGACACAAATCCAACGTGCGGATCAAACAGTCTCTCATGGTTGGCGCATTACCAATCAGGCTGGGATGATTATCGAAGTTAACAGTGATAGTGGTAATCCTTCTGACGATGTTTTAGTTGTAACCAATGGCGATCCTGCTGCTGGACCTGTTAATGGAACCAAGGAGCAATTCCGAACTGGTGATGGTGGTGAAACTTGGTCTAAGGCCCCTTATAACACCGATCTTGGTTATCAGGTGAACAGCGTTGAGGGGAGATCGGGCACAGTATCCTTCACAGACAATTCTTCTCAGACACACAGCATCACGGTCACAGGTGGAATCATCACATCTTGGAAAATAAATTCGGCGGAACAGTTGGCTGTCCCGACACCATAAGAGGATGATTATTATGAAAAAGTTTTTGATTCTGTTTTTGTTTGTTGTACAGTTCGGGTTCACGGATGATCTTGATATTCAGATCAGCGGAAACCTGAAGGCAATCTTGGGTAGTTCGCAGAGCACGGACTGGAGCGTGGTTTCTGCCACAGATGTGTTGGCTTCTAACACAGTCTCGGCTGCCACCTTCATTTTCTCCGCTTCGGAAATCCCGCTGTACGTTGGCGATACCACAACTTCTGACAGCGGCAAGGCGTTGATATACGATGCTACCACCAATTCAATCAACCTCCTTCCCATCACCGACTATTTGGATTTCGCTACCGTTGGAAGTTCACTGTTGTTTGGCGACATTTCCGACGTGTCCGTGGAGTTCGCTAGCGAAGGCTGGGTACCTGCGTGGAATGCGGCGAGCGAGATTTGGGAAGCGACACCGGCGGCGACAACTTCTGGTTCTACCGGCATCACGGAATCCGAGGTCTCCACTCTCATTGAGGACGCTACGACTTCCTTGACCTTCGACGAGATCAGTAATGTCAGCATGACCGCGAAAGTCGATGGCGTGATTCCGTACTGGAACGCCGCTGAAAGCGTTTGGGATGCCACCCCGCAAGCCTCTGGTAGCACAAGCACCGGCGGTGTTTCTGCTTTGGCGGATTTGACGGACGTGTCTCTCTCCTCGCCAACCAGTGGCCAGGTATTGGGCTATAACGGCTCCGCCTGGATTAATACCGCGGCTGGTGGTGGAGCAAGCCCCGCCACGATTGTCATTGCGGCGGCAAATTCGCTTGACACATCAGGCGCCCATTATATTTGCGATGGCGTATCCGACGAGATTGAAATTAACGCCGCGCTCGGGGACTTGGGAACCGTGGGCGGGAGCATCTATCTGAAGGAAGGGACGTATAACATCGCCAGCCCCGTTAGTGTCACAACAAGCATTGCAGTCAGGATATACGGGGCTGGCTGGGGTACCGTGCTAAGCCGCCAATGGAATGGTTCTAGCGGAAATGGGATGATTGAATCAAATAATAATTCAGCGGAAGTATTTATTGATCACCTCATGTTTAACGGAAACTCGAATACTCACGTATACTCTTCCAACGCAGGGATTTACCTACGCTCAGCCGCTTTTTTGCGTGTCGATTCTGTTAAATTCTCAAAAAATGGGAATGGGGTGAGGGAGTATGCTTCATACGACCCGGTAAGTATAACAAACAGTCATTTTTATGATTGTATTGGATCTGCCATTTTCTCTGAGACGGCGGGGAACACTGTTGTTGCGGGGAATCATATTGAGAATTGTGGAAGTGGTATTAAGGTTTTAAAACCCAATGATAGAAGATCAATAATAACTGACAATGTGATCATAAGTTGTGGATCATCTGCCACGTCTTATGGAATTTCATCAAACACCAATGGCATTGTTTCAAGGAATTACATAAGGAATCAGACAGGAAGGGGAATAGAGTGCTCAAGCGGAGAAGACTTTGTAATAGAGAATAACGTTATCCTCTATCCGTCTTCGTATGGGATATTTGTAAATACAAGCATGTACATTACAAAGATCGCAAACAACTATGTTGCTTACGGAGGCAGTTATGGCATATATCTTTACTACAGTTCTAGGAACGCTTACGTCGTAAATAATTGGGTTAGCGAGTGTACGTCAGCCGGTCTCCGTATAGATAACTGCTCCGTTTACGATGAAAATTACATCTTTGGCAATCGATTAGAGAACAATGCCTATGGCATCTATTACTATAAATCAAGCGGGAAATGGAGCATAAAGGATAATCAAATAATCAACAGCGCTGGGGCCGGGACATTCTTTTCTCAGCCTGTCTCAACCAGCGATATTTTTATGGAAAACAATAACATCTCTTATAACGGAGGCTCTGCTGTAGGGGGGTATATTTATAATGGGGTCGCAAACTTGCACATAGAAGGGAATAGGATGATGAGCAATGCGTCTGGGCCTGTTGTAGATGTGACCAAAAGTTCTTCGTTCCCAGCGTGGGAGACCAGCACAGTGAAGGTTTTGCGCAACACTTACACCCCGTCCTATGCTCCGTATGACCTGCTATCCACAACACTGTATGATTACAATTGCGTTGAATCAGGTAATATTGACCCCGCCCTTGCCGGTACTCGCATTCTTGCCGCTTCTTCTGGGGCTTGTATCGGATTTGCCACTGACGAACTCACGTCAATTGATCACGTTATCACCGTCGCCCCCAATGCGACAACCAACCCGATCGCGACAAGTTGGGATACTTGGAGTTTGCCGGAGTTGAAATCTGGGATTGCTGGAGTATCCGAGGACAAGAAGCGTTCCTCTGTCGGAAATATTGGTGCGCTAAAATTGATTGAGTTCGATTGGAAATACAACGAAGCAGAGCCGGAAATCGCCAAGGAAGACATCGGGACGGCAACAGAGACGATAATCCGACAAGGGTGGGAGAAAAGAAAGGCAGGCTGGGAACGCCAGAAAAACAAAGTGAAATCCTGGTCCGCCGATATCACCGACCCATCGTTCCCGGCTGAGTTGGGCTCTTACAATGCGGAGGGAAAACTGACTGGGATCAACAATACCGCTGTGATTTGGCGTCTGGTTGGAGCGGTACAGGAACTGCAAGCGGAAGTTGAGAGATTGAAGTTTGGCGGGAAGAATTAATCATCGCCAAGAGCGGCAATCCAACAAAGGCTTGCCCGCTGAGCCTGCCTGGCGAATCAGCGGTTTAAAAGTTAGCCTCATCCACCAAGCGTAGGAAGTGATCTTTCGCCGTCCTTTAAATGGGCGGCGATTGCAAAATAACAATACCTCTCCCGCCTGCGGTGGAAAGTACAAGGAGAATTAAAATGGTTGGTGGAACAGTAACAGATGTCAAAGTATTGCAAGACACAGTGTGGATTGAGTGTGTGGATAGAAAAGATCTTTGCAACATACGTTTAGAAAATAACCGAGAGTCAAAAAAAATTAAGCCTGGAGATAATATTTGGTGGCAAGGGCGCTCAGCATTTTGGACTCCGAAAGACAACGCTGTAACTTTTCATGGAAGAAATTTCGATATAGCAATCCCAAGAATAGGGTATTCAGGAGTATTTGGTCCCTGAGCAAAAAGTATAACTCATATAATTTCGAGAATCCCTCTCCCGCCTGCGGTGGACTGGACAGCGTGAAATAGCGCTGGAGTGAGAGATGGGCCCAAGGCTCTCGGCCCCTAAGTATTGGCGGGGTGGGGTGGTTGGGGTTTGGCGAGAGGAGGTTTTTTTGGAGGAGTTGGTGTATAATTTTTTTTAGTTCTTAAATTATACCCAGTGTAACATGGTGAACGATGGACGCTTGTGATTTTCGGCAGTGCCATAATACGGAAGCGATCCGCGATCTGCGGCAAGACATGGCGGACGTGGAAGAAAGGTTGCGGCATGTGGAGCGGACCGAGACGCGGATTGACACGGTCTTAAAGCGGATCGAGGGCATGGTGGCGGATCAATCGGGGCGGATACGGAAGTTGGAAACCCAGATTGCGGTATGGTCTGGCGGGCTGGCGCTGCTTTGTTTTGTGCTTGGTCTGCTGGTCAAGGCCTGGTTTTAGAGGATCCCTGATGCTGGATGAACTGATTGAAAGAAAAGCCAAGGAATTTTGCCTTGATCCGCTGCTGGTGCGGGCGGTGATCAAGGTGGAAAGCAACTTTAACCCATGGGCCACACGGTATGAGGCGAATTTTTTGAAGCGGTATATCAACCCTTTGACGAATGAATTTATCCTCTCGCGCAATCCCCAGATGCGGGTGGCGGGGGTGCCCAGCCAATCCACGGAGCGGCGGGAATTGGCTACTTCGTGGGGCCTGATGCAGATCATGGGGGAGACGGCCCGGGCGTTTGGGTTTCGGGGCCAGTATCTGGCGGAACTGTGTGATTTGGAAACCAACCTACATTATGGCTGCACCTATCTGGCCAACAAGCGGATGAATTACCAGACAGTGGAGCAGGCGGTCAGCGCGTATAACGCGGGGATGGCCACGGACAGGAACAAAGCCTATGTGGACAAGGTGATGCGGTGTTATGGCCAATATCAGAAGGAATACGCGGGCAAGGTGCGCTAGGCTTTTTTTGCTTGGCCTGGCGGCGGCTGGTTTGGTGGGGTGCTATGTGATTGTGCCGGTGGTGAATTTTGGGCATATGACCATTCCCCAGGGGGATACCGGGTTTTTGAACCGGTATGAGGCGCGGTTTGAACAGGGTGCCGCGGGGATGGTGGCGGGTGCCACGGGGACGGGGGAAAAAAAGAAGACGGTGAAAGACTATCTTTTCAAGGAGTGACGAAGATGGAAAAAGCGACAAACACTTTACTGGGAATGGTGAAGAGCAAGACGGTTTGGTTTAACGTGCTGTTCTTGCTGGTGCTGGTGGCGAATCAGTTTGGGTTCAGTGAGTTTAGCCCGGATGAGATTTGGCTGGTGGTGGGGAACATTCTTACCCGTTTGCTGACCACGCAGCCGTTATGGCAGAAATAATAAGATGGCTACCGTATACGACGCGGAACCCATTGACCGCCGGCGGAAGGTGCCCGAGGAAATTCAGCGGGCGGCGATCCGGGTGGCGGATATGGCCATCGCGGAAAAGAATACCAGCAAGGTGCTGCGGTCGCAGTCTACCTTGGAGATGATTTTTTACGCCAAGTATCTGGGCGAGCGCACCATTGTTGCGATCGCCCAGCACGCGGGCGTCAACCGGGCGACCATCCAAAATCTGTTGGAGAAGGGGAGGGAAGAGATCGAGCGGGAAGGGGTCGCTAAGACTTCTTACGGCTACTTTCGATTTTATTTTTACCGCTTCACGGCGAACCTGCGGATGGAGGTTCTGGAGAAGGTGAAGGCGGACGCGCTAGCGGACGGGGCTGACCCTAAGACGACAATGTCTTACGCCAAGCTGGTGCTGGCGGACCTGGGGACGGGGACCACGGTGATCAACAAGCAGATCAATAACAAGACCGTGAACCAGAGTATCCAGGTTACGAACCAGGTGCAGAAGATCATGGGCCTGCCGCAGAAGGACCAAGAGAAGTGGGTCTTTGACACGCTGAAGCAGATTGGGTTGAAGCCGGAGCAGTTGCAGCGGCTGATGCCGCCCTTGCATGGCCAGGCGCAGGGTGAAGTAGTGGAAGCGGAACTGGCGGAGGTGGATGGATGAACCCGGCACCGGTGGACACCTTTGACCTGAGCGGCGTGGATCAGGACAAATTGCAGGTGCTGGTGGCGTACCTGGCGGAGAAGCGCCAGGAAATGCTGTATAACCGGATCCAGTTTTTTGAGCCGAACCAGGCGCAGCGGCGGTTTTTCAAGGCGGGAAAAGAATTTCCGGAACGGCTGGCGAGTTGGGCCAATGGGCTGGGGAAGACCTGGGCGGCCTGCGCGGAACTGACTTACCACTGTACGGGGGAATACCCGGACTGGTGGCATGGTCGTGTTTTTGATTCTCCGGTGACCTGCCTGATCTTGGGCTTGACGTATAAGCAGATCCGGGACTCGACCCAGCGCATTCTTACAGACGAATACCGCTATGGGCTGGGGACGGGGACGATTCCACGGGACAGCATCATCAATTACAAATGGAACAAGGACGATAACGAGTGCCTGGATTATATCGAGGTGCGGCATACGCCATCCGGGATGCAAAGCCGGATTCAGTTTTTTACCCAAAAACAGAGCTGGGAAAACCTGATGGGGAGCCGGTTTCATATATGCCTGGCGGATGAGCAGGTGTATGACATCGCCTACTATAGCCAGTTTTTGCGGGCGACGAAATTTTATAACGGGCTGATTATCCTGACGGCGACGCCGGAAAAGGGGTGGACGCCGATCTACGACCGATTTGAGAAGGAAGGGCGGCCGGAGTGTTATATCCAGTATTCCTCGCTGTATGAGGCGGACCACATGACCAAGGAGGCCATCGAGGCGGTAATTGCTTCGTATCCCGAGCGGGAGAAGCCGTTCCGGGTGTATGGCAAGCCGGTGATGGGGGCGGGGCTGGTGTATGACGTGGATCTGCGGGATGTGTTTTGCGAGCCGTTTGAGATTCCATCCTTCTGGAAGCGAATCGCGGGGATCGACTTTGGGCGGGTGAACAGCAAGACGGCGCTGGTGTGGATTGCCCAAGACCCGCTGACCGAGGTTTTTTACGTGTATAACGCAATCGCCAAGCGGGGGGTGGGGCCTGAGGGAATGGTGCCGATCTATACGGTGCAATGCAGCCGGGATGGGTTTCGGGTGCCGGTGGCCTGGCCGAAGGATGGGAACGTGACCGAGCAATCCACGGCCAACCGGGTGCGGCAGGTGTATGAAGACCTGGGGATGCTGATGACGGAAGAGTGCGCGGGGCTGAAATATCAAGACGAGAAGGGGAATGAGAAGAAGAGTTTTTCGGTGCAGGAGGGATGCCGGGAGATTGAGATGCTGATGAACGCGGGGCGGTTTAAGATTTTCGATATGACGGCCACCGGGGAGATTAAATCGGAGATGCAGAGTTATGCCTTTGATGAGAATTTCGAGATCCCCAAGAAGCCGCAGAATGACCCGCACAGCCTTGATGCGATGCGATACGCGTTTTGTTTGTTTCGGGACCATGCGCGGGCAGGGGAGCGGTATCGGCACGCGGTGAAGGGGATCGAGCGAAGCAAGGGAATTTTTGTGTGAAAGGATTGGCGATGAAGATCTTTTATCATGGCGCGGATTTAGATGGATGGTGTAGTGGGGCAATGGTGAAGAAGGGGTATCCCCAGGCGGATTTGATTGCGGTGCAGTATGGGGACGCGTTTCCATTCGAGGCGGTGGAAGAAGGGGAACCGGTGTGGATTTTGGATTTCTCGTGGGATGCGTGCATCATGCGGCAGATCAGCCAGTATTGCCCGGTGACCTGGATTGATCACCATAAGACAGCGATCGAAGCCATGGAACGAGAATTTATGGTTCCGTTGATGGGAGCGCGGGAGGTGGGGGTTGGGGCTTGTGCCCTGGTTCACCAGTATCTTTGGCCGGATTACCCGGTGCAGCGGGCGGTGCAACTGCTGGCCCAGTATGATGTATTTGATTTTAGTGACGATGCGGCCTTGCCATTTCAATATGGGATGCGGATCCACATGCCGGACCCGCGTACTGAGATGGATCCATGGATTGCGTTATTTGAGGTTGATGATGATTGTGAACTGTGGAAAGACTGGGAACGGAGAATGGTGCATGATGGGGAATGTATTCTGCGTTACCTGAAGCAGAGTAACAAGCGGTTGCAAGGCATGGCCATAGAAACTGAGTTTGCGGGATACCCCGCGTTGGCGGTCAATCAGGGGCTGACGAACAGTTTGCTGTTTGAGGGTCACCCCAGGCTGGCGGAGTTTCCGTTGCGGATCACGTATGTGCGGCGGCAGGGGTATTGGACGGTATCACTTTATTCGGACACGATCGATGTGAGTGCCATCGCCTGGCAGTATGGCGGTGGTGGGCATCAAGGCGCGGCGGGGTTTCGCTGCATGAGTTTGCCCTTTGCGGTGTGAGGTGCGAGATGGACTGGTTTATGCCAAAGCCGAAGATCGAGCAGCCGTTGCCCCCAATTTTGGGCGCGGCGGCGGATACGGAACTGGACAAGGAATACAAGCGGGCGCAGCGGGCTTTTTTGCTGACCAGCCCGATGGGACTGATGGGCGAGCCGGTGACGCCGAGCAGCCAGCGCAGGACGCTGATGGGATAGCATGACCATGGACAAGCGGATTGAACGGATCGCGGCGCAGTTTGAAGAGCAGAAAGTTTCGGCGCAGCGGGTGCAGTGGGAATCGTACTGGGACCAGGTCGCGGTCTATGTGCAGCCGGACATCTATGACAAATACCATACCTTGAGCGGCGGACCCGAGACGAACCCGGAATGTCTGGATTCGACGGCGCAGGACAGTAATCTTCTGCTGGCTTCTTCTCTGCATTTTGCCTACACGAACAAGGCGGTGGACTGGTTTAGCGCGGGCTGTGACGACGCGGCGCTGATGAAGCAAAGTGAGATCAAGCAGTATTACCAAGAGGTCACGCGGACCATGATGATCCGCATGGAGCAGAGCAGTTTTTACCCGGCGATTTTTGCCAACTGGCTGCACCTGCCTTCGTTTGGGACCTCTGCCCTGTTTATCGAGGGACGGGAGGATGGGCAGATTCGGGTGAAGCCGCTGCCGATTTACTCGGTGTATCCGGTGGAAAACTGGGAGGGGATGGTGGACACGGTGTTTGTGCTGTATCGCTTTACCCCGTACCAACTGGTAAGCCGATGGCCCCACCTGGCGGGGGTGGAAGACTTTGCCAAGGTGCTGGCGCGAGACCCGTACAAGACGATCGAGGTGGTGCATTACGCGGGGCCCGTGGATGGGTTTGAAGGGGCGCTGTTCGATGAGCGGAAGGCCTTTGTGGACATCTACTACTGGCCGGAAAAGAAGATGGTGCTGAACTTGAAAGAGGGGCGGTATGATGGGTTTCATGAGTTCCCTTACTGTGTGCCGCGCTGGTACCAGCCTTTTGACGCGCCCTATGGGATTGGCCCTGGCATCTATGCTTTGCCCACGCTGAAGAGTCTTAACAAGACGATCGAGATCAAGTTTGAGGTGCTGGGGCTTGTTTCCAGCCCTCCACAGAAGACGACGGAAGATAACATCCTGGAGATTCTGCCCAAGGGGAAGATGGAGCCGGGGGCGGTGGTGGTGTGCCGTAACCCGGACCGGTTGCAGCCTTATCTGACGGGGGCGAATATCCCCATCACGGAGATGGAGGTGGACCGGATGGTGACCAAGATCGAAGACATGTTTTTTACCAAGGAACTGCGGCTGGCGCCGGACCGGCCAGAGATGACGGCGTACGAGATTAACAAGCGGCTGGAGATTGTGCACCGGCTGCTGGGGCCGGTTGGCGAGAAGGTAGAGCGGGAATTGCTGAATCAGGCGCTGGGGCGGATTTATGGGATTCTGGACCGGGCGAATAAATTTCCGGAGCGGCCGGCGGCGCTAAACAAGAAGGGGGTGGACCGCTTTGAGTACAGCAGCCCGATGGCCATGGCGCGAAAACTTGCGAGCGTGCAGAAGATCCAAGCCTTTTTGGGTTTCTTGGGTTCGTTGTTGCAGGTGGAGCCAGATTTGCGGTTCATGCTGGACAACTACAAAGCCGCGCAGCGGGTAGCGGAGCAGTTGGGCTTTCCACTGGATTTGTTGGTGGACCAGAAGAAATACGACAAGATTGTGCAAGAGAACCGGCAGATGGCGATGCAGCGGGAACAACTGGCACAGGCAGAGACGGCGGCGGGCACGGCGCAGCGGGCTGGACGGGCGGCGCAAAGCATGAAGCAGGCAGGCATTTTATAACTGATTGGAGATCAGAATGAAACGCAGTGACGTGTTGGATATCGCAAAACATACGGTGGTAAAACGTGAAGAAGAGTATGGGGACGCGGGGGATGTGATTCGGCATATCGCGGATTTGTGGATGGCGTATCTTGACCGGCCGATCCTTGCCACGGATGTATGCAATATGATGGTGCTATTGAAGATTGCCCGGGCGCATTCGAGTCCCACGTTGAATGACCACTGGATTGATATGGCGGGGTATGCCGCGCTGGGCGGGGAGATTGGGGAAGCGCGGGATGAACAATAAGGTGCGGCATAACGAGCGGAATTTGGTGGAAGACGCCTATGGTCGGCTGGATGAGTTGGTGGTAGAGGATTTGGAGATGCAGTTTGAAGCGGGCGCGGTACGGGGTGTGATCCCTGGCCGGGAGGCGTTGGTGCGCAGCGGGCATCTGGACGTGATCAACTACATCAAGCAACGGATACGGAAAGCGAGAAGCCATGGATAACCAAGTAAAGAATACCCAAGATCCAAGCCAGGAACAGAACGCGCCCCGGTTGCAGGATTTGCTGCCGGAGGAGTTGCGGGCGGAGAGTGCGCTGGCGAATTTTGAGAGTGTGGACAAGTTAGCGAAGGGCTACCTTGACACCAAGCGGGCGCTTTCGGGGAAGGTGGATGAGTTTGTGAAGCAGGCGGGCTTTGTGCGGGTGCCGGGAGAGGACGCGGACGAAGCCACGGTCGCGCAATTTTATAAACAGTTAGGGGTGCCGGAAGATGAGAATGGCTATGAATCGCCGGATTTACCGGAAGGGTTTGGCCGGGATGATATCCTGGATCGGGAGTTTAAGAAAATGGCTTTGGCGTCACGGCTTTCGCCAGGGCAATTCAAAGACCTTTATGCCGGATTTCTTGCTTACCAGCAAGCCAATGTATCTGCGGTGCAGGAGCAGACCAAGGCTTTATTTGGAGAACAGTATGAGGCGGCGGTGCGCCAAGCCCAGAACGGGCTTAGCCGGTTGCCCGAGGCCTTGCAGGCCCAGGTCAAGCCTTTTGTCGGATTCGACCCTATCCTGACGCAGGTATTGAACCATGTGGGCGGGCTCTTTCAGGAAGGGCAACAGCCGGGAGGTGGTGCGGCGGCGCAGACCAACACGGTGGAGAGTCTGACCCAGCAGATGAATGAGATCATGCAGAGTGAAGAATATAAGCGCGGATCGCTAAAACTATCCGCCAAGGTGATGGATTTGCGGGCGCAGCGAAGAAAACTGCTAAAAGCCTAGTGCAACGCCATCTAAATTAAATGATTTTTGAAATATACTACAGGGGTGGGCTTGAGCACATCCCTGTAGCCCCCCGGCCTTCCTCGCATGAGACCCGGACTTGTCACAGTTATTTGAGACCCGGTGTTTCCGGCTTTCCTCGTAAACCATTCTACAAAACACAGGAGTACGATCATGGGTATTGAAGTCTTACGTACCGGTTTTCGTGTACCGGAATCCACAGGGGATGAGGTTACGCTGTACCGGGAACAATATGCGGACAATTTTCGGCTGTTGACAGGTGACCGTTCGGGTGTGATGCGGGGGATTTTCCCTGAGCATACCATGGACGCGGTCGCGGAGATGGTCCTGATCGACGCGGTGAAGCCGCTGCCGACGGGATCGCGGGCAACGCAGTTGACCGAGCGCTTTGGGGACACGGTATGGAGTTCTCTGGAGTTTGTGAAGCGCATAGGGACCGCGTATGACTGGGAGAATTTTTTTCCGCTGACCAGGAAGGACATCAAGGACACGATCCACAACGTGCGCAGTGTCTTTCTGCAGAAGGCGGTGCAGGACTTTAACGCGGAGATGGACTTGCAGATCATTGCCGCGCTGATGGACCCGGTTTGGGAACAGGTGACGCTATCGACCACCAAGGCGAAGCAGCAAGCCACCAGCAGCCTGACGGCGGATAACTACATCTATGACGATGGCGCCGAAGGGTTCACGCCGGAACGGATCAACCTGCTGAATGAGCGTTTCATCGAGCAGGAAGTGCCAGTGGACTCGATGCAATCGTACCTGATCATGGGGCCCAAACAGCGGACGCAGGCCAAGAATAACGATATGTGGATGAGCGCGGACTATGTGGGGACGCATCCGTGGACGAAAAAATCCATTCCGCAGATCGATGGCCATAACCTGTTGATCAGTAACCAACTGCGGACGCGGACGGATGACGCGGGGCGCACGGTGCGGCAGTGCCTGTGCGTGTTCCCGGGCGCAGCGGAAGGATGGATCGAAGAGAATCTCTTTACGGACATCCAAGCGCGCGCGGACAAGGGGACCACCATGCAGTTGGCGGTGGCGCAGTCGTATGGATTTGTGCGGGTAGATGACAACCTGGTGCTGGTATTCGAATGCGTGGAACCGGCTAACTTGCCGGAAGTGGTGTAAGGAAGAGAGGTGAAGACGATGTTTACCAACTTACTGAATTCGATCAAAAACAGTCTGCCTTACTGGATGGCATTGGTGCTGCTGTGTGCGTTGGTGTTTTTCGCTAACGCGGCATCAGTGACACAGGGTACGGTGGAGGTGGGAAACTTGCGGATCACGCGGTTTGTGGTGCCTGCGACCGCGAGCGCCACGGATGCCTTGCAGGTGTACGTGGGAGATGGCGGGATCGCGACCGTTTCGATCTTTAGCGGCAGCGAGACCGCCGCGGGGACGTGGAAGGCCAGCGGGGTCACGGACGGGGCGACGTTTGCCCTGTATACCAGTGTGGGCAATGCGGACCCGATTGTCTGGCAGAAGGTGCAGACGGCGCAGGTGAGCAATGCCAGCAATGAATGGTATTTCTACGGAACCGCCCAGGTTGATGTGGGCGGAGCCCGTGCCTTCAAAGTTGACGTGGGAAATAATAGTGCCACCCAGGTGGTGGAGATTGGTGTACTGAAGACGCGGTAAGCAAGGGAGGCTGGCATGGCGGCATCGGTGATTACCTTATGCAACGCGGCCCTGGGAGAGATTGGCGCCCGGGGACTGGATAGCACGGCCGACCTGGCGAACCCGGCGAATGATCGGGAGGCGCTTTGCGCGGCGCATTGGCAGCACGCGGTGCTGATGGTGCTGGCGGCCCATGACTGGAAACGGCTGGAGAAAGAGGCGGCGCTTTCGGCGGACGGGAGCGACACGCCTCTTTCTTTGTACGCGCACCGGTTGCCGTTCCCCGCGGATGAGTATGTGGCGCGGGTGGTGCGGGTGGAGCCCAGCACGGTGTACGAGAGCCGGGAACTGTTTGATTATGCCATCCAGGGGGATAGCGTGATCAGTGACAGTGACGCGGCGGTGCTGCGGTATATCCCCTTTCCGAAGGCGGCGGCCGGGGAAGAGGCGGCGGCGTTCGGGCTGCGGCTGGATGCCTGGTTTTTGGGGATCGAGAGCCATTTGTACCAGTGCTTTGTGCTGCAACTGGCGGCGCGGCTGGTGGGCCCCCTGACCCAGAACGGGGCGGAGCGGCAGCGGATTCTTGCGGAGTTGGAGTTGGCGCTGGACAAGGCCAAGGCGGCGGACAGTGCGGGGCAGCGCATGGCGCTGATGCGGGACACGACCATTTTGGAATCGCGCTTTCGAGGGGTGCTGTGATGCGGATATTTCCCCAGAAGAATTCGTTTACGCGGGGGCAGTTTTCGGCCCTGCTGCGGGACCGGGTGGATGAGGCGGTGGCGGCGGATGGCTGCGCCGAACTGACGAATATGCTGGCCCTGCCGGTGGGCGGGGTGACGCGGCGGGCGGGGACGCGGTTTTGCGCGAATGCCAGGGCGGGGACGGTGAACCTGTTTGGGTTTGCCTTTAACCAGGATGAGAGCCAAACGTACTGCCTGGAATTTGGGGACCGTTCGGTCCGTTTTTTTTGGGGGGAGACGCAGGAAATTATCATCGACCCGGCCAGCTTGGACCCGACGCGTAAGTATACCTATGGGGGGAGGGGAACGGGGTTTGGGGCGGTGACGTTCAGCGGGACGTACACGGGGACGGCGCGGGCGGTGATCACGGTGTACTGTATCGCGGCGGCCCCAGCGGAGTTTGAGGTGTGGATCAATGGGGAGCAGACCCATTACTTTACCACGACGGGGACCCATTCGATTGGGAACGGGCTTTCGCTGGTGGTGGATACCAGCCTGGACTCTGCGGTGGATGATTATTGGCTGACGGAGGTGTACTGGCCGCTGCAACTGGTGACGCCCTGGGACGCCGACATGGTGGGGGATTTGCGTTTTTGCCAGAAGGAAGACGCGCTGATTATTGTGCACAAGGACACGGTGCCACGGCTGCTGAAGCGCTATGGCCATGACCAGTGGGAACTGGAGGTGGCGAACTGGGCGGGGGCACCCTGGGAGAACCGGACGGGGCTGCGGTATAAGATTTATGATGTGATTTCGGTTTATGACCAGTATGTCAAGGCGGCGCTGACAAAGTCCCATATGGATTACATGTTTAGTGAGGAAAATGGAGCGGTGCTGTTTGATACGGGGCATTGGGATGATCAGATTGCGTTTTCGATCCGGGATAAATACTATCCGAAAACAGATAAATTTTCTGCTGTTCCTTCTTCTTTTGCCTCGATCGAGATTTTTGGAAATTTGTTTATTCCAGAGGATGGGAACTATTTTTTTGCATTGAACTCTGGGCATATGAACTCTGATTTATTTATTGACGGGAATTTGATTGATAGCAACTATGGAGCGAGCAGCACGCCAACCAGCCCTACCGCACCGTCGTTTCAAACCGCGATGACCACCAAGGCGGGGTCTGCGGATTTGAAGGCGGGGGTGCATCGGTTTCGGGTACGGGCTTGGTTTACTGTTACAAATGTGGATTCTATGCTGGCGGTGTTGTGGAAGAGGCCGGGTACGGCAAATTTTGTGAATATTCCCGCGCAGTATTTTAGCGAGGAAACGAAGCTGGAGCGGTATGGGGTTTCGAGCAGTGTTTTTAAATACTACGATTTAACAGATGTGGTATTGCCAAGCCCGATGGATCAGACGGGGTTTGACAGTTTGTTCAGCGAAGCGACGGCGGGCGTGGTGATGACCAAGACGGGGCGGTGGGAAGACCGGATGTGGTTCCATAGCCAGGCGTTGATGACGGAGAACCCGTTCGTGGCGGATGCCCCGCCCACGTACTTGCAGGATAACAGCCAGTTTAGCCTGGAGATTGGCGGGTGGCTGACGATCGAGGAGGCGGGGACGTGGGGGTTTGCCCTGGATACCAATGACGGGGCGGAACTGCTGATCTGGAAAGACGCGATCGGTACGCCGGATGTGAGCGTGGCGTGGCTATCGAACATTGGGCTGGCGAGCGGTACGGAAGGGTTTACCCAGGCGGGGCTGGCGGCGCATAGCACAACGGCGAGTTTGAGCGCGGGGGTGTACCAGTACCGGGTTCGGTTTTGGAACGCGGGCTATGGGTTTGGGCTTGGGATTGCCTGGATGCCCCCGGGGACAAGCGAGTATGTGCCGATCCCAAGGAGCGCGATATCGCCCTCGCCGGGGTATTACCCCTCGGTGATCGCGGCGCATCAGCAGCGGCTCGTGCTAGCGGGGTTTGGGCAATTGCCCTTGGACGCCTATGTGAGCGAGACGTTTGACTGGGAGAATTTCGAGACGGGGGCGGAGGCGGATGATCCATTCCGGTTACAGATCGCGGCCAATGATGTGAACCGGATTTTGTGGATGGTCTCTAAGGAAGACGCGTTGTTGGTGGGGACCGCGCCTCGGGAGTACCGGGTGATGGGGCGGGACGGGGTGTTTGCGGGGGGGGAGATTCTGGTGCGGGCGAACACGACGCACGGCAGCGTTTTTGTGGACCCGGTGGAGGGGGAAGACAATGTGTATTTTGCCGACCGCAGCGGGATCAACCTGCGAGAGTATAGCTATGTTTTCGAGCGGGATAAATCGGTTGGGGTTCCGATTGACTTGCTGTGCGGGGATCTGCTGAAGAACGGGATTAAGAAACTGGTGTTTCAGAGCGGGAACAACGCGGCGTTTTCGTTTGGGTTTGGCGGGCTGTTTTACCCGCACCGGTTGAACATCGTCTGGGTACTTACCGAGACGGGGGAACTGTTTGCCCTGGTTCGCGAGGTGAGCGAGAAGGTGTACGCCTGGAGCCGGTTTGAGACCGAGGGCACGGTGGAATCGATCGCGGTGACGCCGGGGACGGATGGGGATCACCTGTGGATGGTGGTGAACCGGACGCTGGGTGGGGTGGAGAAAAAATTCGTGGAAGTGCTGGACCCGACGCAGCTGTTTGATTGCGGCCAGGTGTTTGATGGGGCGGTGGGGACCAGTTTCGCGGATCTGGGGATTGCGGCGGTGCAGGCCTTGATGATCCGGGATGACGGGTCGTGGGTGCAGTTTATCCATGCGACGTATGGGGAGTGGATTCCGCTGGGTGAGGATGGCAGCTGGCAGTTGGCGCATCCCTCGCAGGCTGGATGGATCTGGCACGCGGGGCTTCCGTTTGAGGTCGCGGTGGAGACGCTGCGGTTTGATCAGGCCATCGCGCAGGGGCAGACCACCCTGGGCAAGCCGAAGACGTGGGTGGAGATTGTGTTGCAGGTGGCGAACAGTTTGAGTACCCAGGTGGCCTTGGCGGATGAGCCGACCCACCCGGACACGGTGACGCGGAGCACGCTGTACACCGGGGAAGACCGGTTTTTTGTGCAGGGGTGGAGCCGGAACGGGGCGCTGCGGGTGGAGTTGGACAAACCCTACCCGCTGACGCTGAAGAGCATCGGCGGAGAGATGATGGTGAATGTATGAGCCGGGTGACGGTGTACCGGCTGGCGCCGGGGGACGCGGAGAAGATTCAGTTTTCGAACGAAAACCAGGCGGTACGGGATTTTTTGGAGAAGTCGGTGCGGCTGCCGGACGCGCGGATTTACGCGGCGGTGACAGAGGACTGGCAGGTGGTGGCCTTGGGCGGGCTATGGAAATTTAACTACATTTTTGGGGAGTGGGGGTTATGTCTGCTGGCGGGGTCGGAGCGGTACTTGCTCTCGATATACCGGGCCTGCTGGGGGCTGATTGACAAGGAAGCCCGGGAGATGGGGGTGTGGTGCCTTTGCGCCCTGATTGTGGCGGGCGCGGAGAAGGAACGGCGGTTTTGTGAGGCCTTTGGCTTTCTGCAATTTTTGGGGCCCGGGGGATTACGGGTTTTGGAAGTGGATGGGCAGAAGGCGGAAATCTTTTTGCGGTCGGTAACAGGAGAATAACTATGTTTTTACCAGCCTTGGCGGGGATTGGCACGGGATTGGCCTCGGCGGGATCGCTGGGGGCGACGGGCGCGGCGGCCTTGGGCGCGGGTGTCGCGGGTACTTTGACCGAGGGATTCGCGGGATACCAGCAGGCGCGGTATAACCAGAAGGCGGCGGGCGTGGAGGCGGAGCAGATTCGCATGGCCAACCGGGTGAACGAAGCGCAGCAGCGGCGGCAACTGGATAGCCTGCTGGCACGGCAACGGGCGCAGACGGCGGCCAGCGGGGTAACCTTTGCCGGGGCCCCGCAAGAGATCGCCTATAACAGCCTATATAACTATTTGCTGGACAAGAACGCGCGGGCGTGGAACAGCGAGGCGCAAGCGCAGAGCACCTTGCTGGCGGGAGACCTCTCGATGCTGGCGGGGCGGAGCACCTTGCTGGGGTCGGTGCTGAGTGGCGCGGGGCAGGGATATTTGACCTTTACCAATCTGAAGAAATAGGTGAGCCATGGATCGATATATTGCACGGGAACCGATCACACCCATCCGGCAGCCCCGGCTGGAACAGCCCTTGGCGGGGCTGGGGCAGGGGTTATCGGAGGTGGGCAAGGTGTTTGGGGCGATCGCGGAAGCGGATCAGCAGGCCTACCTGGCGGAGCGGGGCGCGGCGGCGCAGGGCGCCTTGCTGGACTTAAACCGGGAGTTGGAAGAAGAGATCGCGCAGGGGATGCTGCTGGACTTTGACAGCCTGGACAGTGAACTGGAGGCGCGGGCGGAAGAGCGGCTGGCGGAGATGAACTTGCCGTCCTCGGTGCGGCGGCGCTATGACCCGCAGTTGACGTACCTGAAGGCGCAGTTTGGGGCGGGGCTGAAGACCAAGATTGCCAAGCGGCGGCTGGAGGTGGAGGCGGCGGGGATCAATGAAACGCTGCTGAAGTTCCAGCAATCGGCGATCGATGCCCAGTTTGACCAAGAGGTTCTGAACTACAAAGGGCTGATGGAATCGGCGATTGACGATTTGCCGGACGCCTTGTTTCCCGCGGACCGGAAAGCGGTGTTGAAGCAGAATACCTGGGACAGCGTGGTGCAGCAGCGGACCTTGCGGGCGCTGGATGATCCGGCGATCGATCCGCGCATTGTGCAGGGTGGGGTGGAGAGCGCGAAGGCCAGCCTTTCGCCGGAGATGTACACGGACCTGGCGAAGCGGGCGCGGGCGGCGGTGGAGACCGAGGAGCGGGATGATGTTTTGTTTTCGGCCTTGGACGCGATTGACGTTTTGGAGCGGGATGGGGGAAGTTCGGCGGAAGTGCGGGCGCGGTTGGAGAACAGCCGGGAGGTGCTGGGGCCACAACTGTTTAACGCGCTGCGGGAGGAAGTAAACCGGGTGGACGCGCGGAAGCGGGGGGAGGATGCGGCGGCAGTGCTGGATGAGGTGCGGAATTTGTCGGTGCTGCATGGAAACTATGATGGCGCTACTGCGTTTTTAAACCAGAACCGGGACCGGTTGAGTGAGGATGAATACCGGGATGGGCTGTATGCTATCGATAGCGCGCGTATGGATATGATTCAGGCGCAGAACCAGGCCTTGCGGCAGGGACGGGTCACGGATGTCAAGATGGAAATTGACAGCGGGGCGTGGGATATGCTGAGCCTGGATGATGTGAGCACAAAGGTAAACAGCCTGGCGCGGGTGCAGAAGATGATCCCCTCTTCGAGCATTTATGAGATTAAGGAATACTGGCGGAACCGACAATATCAGCAACTGAACAAGAAGATGGAAATTTCGATGGCCATGGAAGCGGTGGCCAATGGGATCAAGCCCACGGAAGACCAAGCAAAGTTGCTATGGGATATGGATCAGCGGTCGCACGCGGATATTCGATTCTTTAAGGATCATTTGAACAAAGTGGGTGCGAGGTCACATCATTTTGATTTTGTGAAGGAACGGATTTTTTCTAACAACGCGCAACAGTTCGCACAGGGGATTTACTACGGAATGCAACTATGGTTTGCCGACCCAAAGAAGGCAAAGCAGTATTTTGACCAGGATACGTTGAAGGCGATCACATGGGGGTATCATGAATTACGGACAATCGATGAGCAAGATCAGGAGATTGTGATCGATCCGGAGACGGGGGAGGCGGTGAAACAGCCTTCGGCGTTTGCCAATATCGCGAACGCGTATGACAAGATTCATGATCGGTTGTTTTCGGATAAGGCTCTTTTGGGTGTGAGCATGCCGGAGGTTCCGATTGAACAGGCGCGCGCGGCTGCGGACCGGATGTTGGGGGATATTTTTTACAATCCAGGAACGGTGGCGCGGGCGTTGCCAGTGTTGCCCATGCTGGATTGGGCGGGGACCACCTTGGGGGCATTTGTCGGAGGGGATACGGCGGGGTATCGGGCGCTGGCGGAATATTCGACTTGGAGCGAGCGGGTAGCCCCGTTGCCGTATGACGCGCAGGAATACTACCGGAACCTGGTGGCGGGGAAGGTGATGGATCAGGCGGTGGGTGGCCAGGTAAGCCCAGAGAAGGCGGCGGAATTGGCCTTGCCGGAGTTTTTATCCAGTTGGGGGATTACCCGGCTAGGGGCGGATCCGGGGACGGCGTATTGGCAATTCATGGCGCCGGAGATCGCGATTCGAAAACAGTTTGGCCAGGGGACGGAAGAATATCGTAATGCTTTGCAAGATTTTTACGCGATGGTGTATGAAGAGGCGATTGATTTCACCAAGGATAACCCACGATACAAGGAACTGAGTTACCGGGAATTTGATGCGAACGCGGGGGATTGGGCCACGATGGAAGAGAAGAAGAAGCCCCCACGGATTCGGCTGTACCCGGACTATGGGACGTTGGACCAAGAGATACCGGATTACTTTGTGGGCTATGTGACAGAGTCCATGACCTATGTGGATTTGGAATCGGGCGGGACGCCGATGGTGTTGCGGGGGCGGGATATCGCAAAATTTTTGGCGGATTATGGCAAGAAGAAATTGGGAGAAATTCGGCAATGAGTATTTTGCAACCATACCGGGGACCAAGAGGGCGGGCGCCGATTGGCGTTTTGCCGACGTTGCCCAGCGAGACGGTGACGCCCTCGCTGTGGGCGACTTGGACAGCGGCTTTGTCCACTGAAAATGTTGCGGGATCCTTTTTGGATAAGGCGGCGTGGGGGGTGCCGATCTTTCAGCAGCCTGACCCGAATTTTGATCCATGGAACTTTATCAAAGGGACAAAACACGAAAGCCATTTTGCGGCGTTTCGGCGGGCCAACAGCAAGGAAGATGTGCTTGCTATTATGGGAGCGATCGAGCGGGAAGAGAAATACCGGGAAACGCTGGAACATAGTGGGTTTGCTGGGATTGCCTCAGTACTGGCGGCGGGGGCCTTGCTGGACCCTACCAACTTGATCCCGATTGGTGGGGCGTTTAAGGCGGTGGCGAAGATCGCGCGGATTGGTCACCGGTTACCGGCCAGTATGTTGCTGGGCGCGGCCGCGGGTGCGGGTGGGAATGCCTTGCAGGAAGTGGCCTTACAGCGGACGCAGTTTACCCGGACGGACGATGAAAGCCGGATGGCCATCGACGCGGGGATTTTTTTGGGCGGGATTCTGGGCGCGGCGGGGGGGATGTTGCCTCAGCGGAAAGAGGCGACAGCGAAACTATTTTATGACTTCGAGGGAAACCCTTCATTTGGACTGAAACCAGAGTATCTATGGCAGATGCGGAACCATCCGCAGTATCAATACACGCGGGCGCAGTTTCGGCAGGATTTGATTGATGATTGGGCGCTGAAGCCAGCGGAGGTGGACGCGGCGATGGCATACTTTGAGGCCACCTTTGTGCGACAGTGGGCGGAGCGAGAAGGCAAAGCGGTTGCGGATTTTTACCCGGAACATCTTGACCAGGTGATTGCGTTTTATGATCAGCAGTTGCGACAGGGGATTGGAGAAACGGAAGGGCAGGCGTTTCCGCAGTTTGCTAGGATCCGCAAGCAGCCCGCGCGGCAGCCGTACCCGTGGGCGTTCATGCAGCAGAACTGGGAAGATAAGGTGATTACCCGGGGGATTGGGGATCCGGCGGGGCGGGATGGGGGAGAGATCAGTTCTTTATTTTTGGGGGAGAAGAAGATTGTGGACTTTGCGGGCGCCATGGCCATGGTACCCAATGGCAAGGCGATCATTGCGGGGTTGCGGGGGGCGGCGGATTTGGGAACGCTATTGCATGAGATGGCCCACTTGCAACGGCGGCTATTGACGGCGCAAGAGATGGCGGCATGGGAACATTATTACTACAACAAACTAGGGCTTTCGAAGCGGGCGGCGGAAGAGGCCTGGGTGCGGGATGTGGAGGCGCTCTTTCATAACAGTGAGTATGCCAAGAACTTGCCGGAGGATGTGAAGAAAATCGCGGAAGATTTCCAGAGTCTGCTGGCGCGGATTTGGGGCGGGCTGAAGGACAGCGAGGTGGCGCGGACGGTGGCACCGCATATTCAGCAGATTTTAAGCAAGCATTGGAAGATGGAGGAAGAGAAGAAGCCGGAGAAGGTGCGGCCGGTGGACGTGGTGAAGAAGGCGGTGCAGCCTGGGAAGAAAGAGACTTTTCAGGCCTGGCTGATGGGGAAACTGGGGACGGGGAAGGACAAGCGCGCGATCTATGCCGGGCGAAAGACGGCGTTGGGGGATTTGATCGGCGGTGACACGGTGCGGGATAAGTATGGCGTAAAGAAGGTGAGCGGGATCAATAAGTTGGTGCGGAACTATCCCCACGCATCTTTTATGTTTACCGATGTGCGCAAGGGGCGGGAACTGGATTTTGAGGATTTGGTCGCGGATCTGCGCAATGAATACCCGGGGCTGCTGCCACAGGATGAAGCGCACGCATACCAGACGGTTTTCAATTGGATGATCCAAAAGGATCGGGATGCCATCCGGCTGGATGCGGCGGGGTTGGTGGATGAAATGAACGCCCGTATCC